ACATCTTACCTTGTACAAGATAAGATGTGTGTCCCAACCCAGATATACCAGGAGATGTAGTTGACCCCATTACAAGGGACCAAGGGAGATCCTCAGTAGGTACTTTATTCTTGTCCTTTGAATGAGCATTAATCACCCTCACTTTAACTCTTCCAAGTTTTCTAGGATCTAAAATATCTTCTACAACACCATAAAATAACTTCATATTATCTCCTCACCACTTCAATCTCTTGAAAATATTCATTATCATTAATTGTATGTATAATTTTAGACACAACATATACATTAGAATACTTCTTAGAAGGACGTTGTTTAATCTTACCAATGTTAAATTTTAATCTTAATAGATGACCAACACCCAATCCTGGAATAGCAGGCACACTATATAATGTAATTCTCTTATTGAATAATTCGGATGTGTTTGTTTTCATCACGCTCTGATTAACATAATCACCACTATTTAATAAAGGAGTTGCATCATCAAACATATCCAACCTGGTAGTCTTTTGAGATGAAGATGATTGAGCATGTATACCAAACTTCTCTACTAATATGTCAGAGTTAGATAGATCAGTATTTACTACATGACGACCATATATTCCATTTGCAATTTTATAATCTAAATTGTCATTATCTGAGTGAATGATGATCTTTTCTGGACGACCAATTGAATATACTTCTGATTTCTCATGAGTATCCATGGATTGATATGTAGGTTCTATAATATGTTTAATAGGGGCCCTTGCAATATGAGATAAAGGGGTTAATATAGATTTTCCTTGATCCACCAATCTTTGAAATAAGAAAAATGGACTCATTTCTTTATCGTACATTTGAGACATGATAGATCCAATCGCCTTACCTGGACTTATATTAGGAGCTATGTAATGTCCCGAAGTGTTTGAATGATCCATCACTTTAAGAGAACCCCTTCCAAATGCTTCATCATGGATTATTTTAATTATTTGTGTCGATAATCCTTTAAAGGATTTGGCCACTAAGGATGATGCATCTTGTAATTTCTTAACACTAGCTAAATCAATTTTATACGTTCTCTTGTTAGTATTAGTAGTAATATCCACTGATTGAACACCATTAATATAAAACTTTTGTTTAATTTCCTTTTTTACATATGTGAATTTTAGATAGATTGTAGTAGATGTGTCAATAGAATCAATGACATTAATACCATCTTCCATTTCTAAAGACGCTTGGAAATTACCGAAGATATCTTCGATTATCTTCAAGTCCTTAACCTGTTCGGTGATATCAAGGGCAGAGCTGTCTAAGAAGGCAGCTTCAATGACTAGATTATCTACTTTCATTACTTATTAAGCTCTGATTTAAACTCATCGATGAATGAATCAATCATTTCAGGTCTTATTGCCCTAACATATCTGTTTTGATCATTTAAGTATCCTTCATGATCTAGATTAGTAACTTTGTGGGTACCAGCAGTTCTGGGTGATGTAATATCCCCAGTAGAATCATCTACATGATAGGCAGGGGCATATGCCCTGCTTACAATTTCGGTTGCTGTAATAGTATCAGATGATTCTAGGCCGTATAAGTCCTCTCCCTCTTCTCTGAATTCACCAGAAATGAGTTTAATTACAATATATTTGTCATTAGTGTGTACAGCAAGTAACTTACCAATAGCACCGGATAGCACCCCTTGAATATATTCACCAACAACAAACTTACCAAGGAGATCATCAGTACAAGAACAAGCTAATGCTGCAAAGTCTGCATATTTAAAGATAGAGTATTCTAATAATTGTGCAGAGTTCTTTGGCCAATCATTCCATATGTTTTTAATATTTTCATTTATTACTACAAACGTCCAATAGTACTCTGGTGTATTGTATAATCTATGAGATAATTGATCAGGTCTTTCTCCATCTCTTACTTCAACAAAATTATAGAATGTTGATTTATCTAATAGCTTCGGAGAAGCAACTACAAGACTTGTTAAATTAACAATCTTATCTTGTACACCGTCTCCATTTAAATCGTATGACAATTGTTTAAAATTAGAAAAATATCCCATTATTAATACCCCTTCTCAACATCAGCTCGGTAAATAGGAACAATTTCTGTCAATTGAACATTGAAATCTATTTCTACTGGTTGATTGTTTTGTTTGAAAAAAGATGCGGCATTAGGGTTGTATGTAACACCAACATTAGTAATCTGTAAAGGAGGAAGAGCAGGGAATCCTGCAACACCATGGAACGTACATAATACTTGATCAGGAATGGTTAAGGTAATAGGACTTTTTCTATGTGCATGAGCTGCTGCTCTAAACGCCTTAATAATCTTAGTACAATCTTCTGATTCTTGTTTATTGTCTGGAAGGAATTTCCAATTAAAAGAAAAGGTTCTTAATTGAGTAGTCTTGTATTGCATATACTCATTTGGATTAAGTGCTTTACCCATTCGTCTTAACATTTCATCACCAACTACAGAACCAATACCATAACCAAGAGCACCAGATATCATATCACCTCCAGCCTTCGGAATCAGTTTACCAGCCATATAACCTACACCAGCCGCCACTTGTTCACCAGCAGCAGCTGCTCCTACATAAGCATCTTCAGCAGTAAGATTTCCCATCTCCCCATCCATTGCTAGAGCAGCTGCCTTCCTAGACAATTGTTCATAATTCATTGAATCATTTACAGCTATTGCTGGAGTCATATAAAGAGCGATAGTCTTGTTGATGTATCTCTTACCAATCTTCTCCTTGATTTCTTCGATTTCTTTAGAAATCATCTCTTGACGAGCTTCTATTTGAACTTCTTCCTCGTCGGATATTGGATCGTCGACATCATCAGCAAACCACGAAGCAACTGTGAAATTATCAATCCACAACTTATTATCCCAATGATCATCTTCCTCTTCCAATACTGTTATTTGAGATTTGTAGTCTTCTTGTTCAGTTTGTCTCATGAATTGAAACATAATAAACGGTTCTGCATCTCCAGCGTACTTACCTAAATTAGCATCAGATACTTCACTAGATTTCTCATATAATTTAACATCCTTACCTTCTTCAAGGTCAGCTGAATTGTAGTCTATACTATCTGCGCTACTAGCATTACCTAAGGTTAAAGGGTAAGAAAGAAACTTACTCTCGGATGGATCTGACTTGCCATGGCCTTTTGACCACGCATCAGCTGCATCTCCTGCAAATTCAGAGACAGCACTAGAAACCTCTTTGAATGGATTACCCATATTAATACCTTTGTTTAAATATCATATAATACTTATTTATACAGTTTACATAAATAATAATATGAGAAAAACCTACAAGGGGAAATGGAAACCTAAGAATATCCATAAATATAATGGCGACCCCACAAAAATAACTTATCGTTCTTTATGGGAACGTAATGCATTTCGCTACCTCGACAAGCATCCTGCAGTCAAGTGGTGGAATTCTGAAGAGACTATAGTACCTTATATATGTGGGACAGATAGAAAGCCCCATAGATATTTTATAGATCTCACTATACGATTTGTTGACGGAACAACTGTATTAGTAGAAATCAAGCCAAAGAAACAAACTCAACCTCCAAAGAGAAAGAGTATTAACGAGTCATTAACGTATATTAAGAACACTTCGAAGTGGAAATATGCTAAGAGATATGCGAAGGATCGAGGATGGAAATTTGAGATTTGGACAGAAGATACTTTAGAAGGGCTTGGTATTAAGACAATGACATATAAGAAAAAGGCATCCAACGTAATTAAGAAGGTAAAGAAGAAATGCAAGAAACGACGATAGCTCTTCCTGACAAACAACCTCCCCGCCCTAAAGAAAGAAGTGTTGTCCTGCATATGATATCTATCGAAAACCATCCTGTATTATCGTATAAATAAGAATATGGCGAAAGAATCATTATTTGATAAACTAGAAGCAGAGGCGTTCCGAAAAGGTTTCCAAAAGAGATCTAAGGAAGCTCAGAAATGGTTTATGCAAAAAACAAGAGATATGGGCAAGATCAATATGCATAAGATGATCAAGGACCCAAGACTTGTAAGGAAACAGAGACCTCGTATTGGCGATATGTTTATGTATCACTACGATCCAAAACACAGAAAGACTCTCCCTTATTATGATTCGTTTCCTTTAACTATTATGGTACAAAGGGCTCCTGGTGGATTTTATGGACTGAATCTTCATTATCTGCCACTAAAGCAAAGAGCTATATTCCTCGATAGATTAACAGAAATTGCTAATAACAAAAAGTTTGATGAAACAACTAGATTGAAATTAAATTATGATTTGTTAAAAACAGCAGGGAAATATAAATATTTCAAACCTTGTTTTAAACATTATTTAACTGAACACATAGATTCTAAGATTATGAAGGTAGAAGCTTCTGAATGGGATGTTGCAATATTCCTTCCAACAGAGAACTTTATGAAGGCTAAGAAGACTAAGGTTTGGAAAGACAGTAGGAGTAAGTGGTAATGATCCCAGTAGGAATAGATACACTAAAATCAACAATTGGAAAGCGTGGAGGATTAGCAAGAGCTAATCGCTTTGCAATTTACATTACCCATCCTATGATGAAAGGTCCAATGGGTAATGGACTTATTAATACTGATATTACAGGGCTTGCTTCTAATATTGGTGGATCATTATTATCAGGTGGTTCAATTGATCCTATGGCATTTATTAATGATCCAAGAGATATGTTCTTGCTTTGTGAAAGTGTTCAACTTCCAGGTAAGAGAATTGCTACAATGGAACAGTTCGTCACCCACAAAGCGATCAAAAAACCATACTCATATCTTGTTGATGAAGTAACATTTACATTTGTTCTAACTAATGATTATTTTGCTAGAAAATATATGGACCAATGGCAACAAATGGTAATTGATCAAGAGGATCTAAAAGTTAATTATAAGAATGATTATGTCACAGATGTTACTATTCAACAGTTAAGTACATCTAATGATATGATTCCTGCATATAGTATCAAGCTATTGAATGCTTTCCCTATTGCAGTAAATGCAGTTGAATTATCAAACTCATCTGAAAACAGTTTATTACAATGTTCAGTAACCTTGTCATTTGATGATTGGCAACAACAAGGTATTCTGGATGGTATAATTGATATGGTAGGACAAGCTAGTTCTATTGTTGATGCAACACGTGGATTATTTTAAACATAATGGAGAAATATTATGAATACATTACCAACGTTATCTGTACCTTCGTATAGATTAACAATCCCCTCAAGTGGGAAGGAAGTACAATTTAGACCTTATCTTGTAAAAGAAGAAAAGATCTTAATGATTGCGCAAGAGTCTACTGATGGAGATCAGATTCAAGATGCAATATTAAATGTGATTGAAAATTGCTTAATTGATTATGATGGAGATGTTAGACAGTTAACAGCATATGATGTGGAGTGGATTTTCCTTCAACTAAGAAGCAAGAGTGTAGGAGAATCAATCGATATCATTAAGTTTTGTGATGAAGAAGATTGTGATGGAGAGACACAAATTAAGATTGATATTGGAAAGGCAATAATTAAGAACAAAGAGAAGTCTGCCAATACATCTATTAAAGTTGAAGAAGGATTGGTTGTAGAGGTTAAGTTCCCTACTATTGAATCTGGTTCTGATGTGGGAGATGATGATACAGATATTTTAATTAATACTGTAGCTAATGCATTATCATATATTCATTATGGAGATGAGATTTATGATGCTAATGGTGTTACTATAGAAGAAAGAAGAAAGTTCGTAGAAAGTCTAACGAATGAACAATTTGGTAAGATTATTGATTTCTTACTAGATGCACCATATGTGTATTATGAAGATGAGTTTACTTGTAGTAAATGCGGAACAAAACAAACGTTTAATTATGAAGGAATTTTAGATTTTTTTATTTAGCTCTTTCGCATGAGGCCCTTGAGTCTTTCTATAGGCTCAATTTCTCATTGATGGAGGAGCACAAGTATAGCTTGACAGAGCTAGATAACATGGTCCCTTGGGAGCGTGAGATTTACACGAGCTTACTTATAAAGCAGATTAATGAGGACATAAAGAATGCCGAAGCAAACAACAACTAATTTGAATCAAGGAGGGCCGGGTCTAAAAGCGAGGGAATCAGAACGCCGAATGCAATCAAACCTTGATAGCAGTCGTAAGTCATTAAACACTCTTGAATCTAAGTTTGAAGAACTTAACAAGAATATCATTAATCTAAACCAAGTTGTAACTCAATTAAGAAATGTTGAGTTGATACAAGTTGGACATGATATGAAATCTGCCAAAGAAGACAAGAGCTTCTATATGGACAGATTACAACATGATAAGGAGTCTGAAAAAGCTGCTGATAAATCTGGGGACCACCTAGTAGAAGCAACTGCTCGACAAGAAGCAGGCCTCCGTGATATATCTAAGCGTATATCACTACTCCACTCATTCATGGCTGGGGATTCTGTAAAGCGTACGAAGGAACGACTTTCAATATCATCTAAAGAACATACTGAACAGCTTAAAAAGCACAGATCAATTGGTATGGCTCAAATGAACTTTATGAAAGAACACGGTATTTCTAATATCGCTGGTCTTCGTAATGTGATGAAGGATGGTAAGAGGAAGTTTAGTGAAGATGATGTATTAAGATTAAGGAACGAATGGGATGATATCACTAGGAAGAAGAAACAAGATCGTGATTTTTCTACTTTAAGAGACGCATCATTAGATAAAAGATCTAAGTATAGTCATCAAGGATTAAGTCCTCAATTATTTGATAGACTAGCTGCCAAGTACTCTGATTCTGACGATCAGAAAAAGCTGTATCAATTATTTGGTAGATCTACTACTGCTGTTATGGATGGTGGTAAAGGATTTAAGGGTCTAGGTGGTTCTAACCTAGATTGTGATCCATGTGATCCCCTAAAGAACATTGATAAGAATGTTGGTGATATTCTCGATTTAATGAAAGGTAATGTTCTTG